GAACGGGGCCGGCGTATGGCCCTTGTTCTTCTCGGCTTCGAATTGGGCTCCGAACGTTCGCATTGCTTCAGTCCGGGGTGAATGTGAACGTGCAGCTTGCCTTGAGGTTACTCGTCGGCGAGCCCTTGATGACGGATTTGTTGTAAGCCGTGAGGTCGTTGCCGCTGACGTGCTCGGTGAGCCCAGTCCCCTCGCAGGTCTGGTGCGTGCCGTCGACGTCGCACGTCAGGGCGGTCGGGCCGCCGACAACAAGGGTCAACGTATGCCCGTTCGAGCCTGATCCGGAGATGTCGGTGTCGCTGGCCCGGCAAGCGTAGTTGCTCAGCGTCCCCGGCTTCTCGACGTTCAGGTAGACGTTCTCCTGGGTTCCGAATCCCGTCGCATAGCCAAGCCCCGAGATCGGGAAATAGCTGTCATCGGAGTTGTCGAGCGTGCTCGATCCGGTTCCCCCGCTGTACTCTGTTCCGCCGCCTCCGCTTCCCGCCGTGAAGCACTCCCAGCCCGAGCCGCTAGCCTTGCGCCGCACGGACTTGCCGGCCGTGCAAAGGCTGTCGCTGATCTGCGAGAGCGTGACCAGGAGGGCCGAGTCGCAGACCCAGCTAGTCCCGGAGGAATTCCGAATGTACTGGTTCCCCGAGCACAGACTCGCGTCGAGCTGCGCTAGGCTGGTGATCGTGGGCGACGGAAGATCCGCGGCAACGAGAGCGCCCCAATCGTCCTCAGTAACCGCCGAGCCGTTGCCCTTCTGTCGGCGGAACTTCCGGGTTGTGGTCGCGTTGCCTGAGAGCTTCGTGATCGTGTTCGCCGTCGCCACCTTGAGGGTATCGCCAACCGCATAGCTCGTCTGTGCCGTGCCACCCTTGGATTCGGGCACGGTGCCCAAGGTGACGTCGACTCCCGATCTCGCCAGCGGTGTATGGAAGTTAAAATCGAGCAGTCCCCAGTTGGCGATCCAAGCAGGACCGACCGCAGACCAGGCCGTCCCCATCGTGCAAGGCTTCAAGCCGATGTTCGTAGTCGTGCTCGAGCAGTCCGCGCGAGCCAGCGCTGTGAAACACCAGAGCCATAACGCGACAAGTCCGAGAGTACGTTTCACTCTACCTCCCCACGCTTAACGTTGCAGTGCGAATCCCAAGGGCAATTCGCCCCGTCGAAATTGCGCTCGCGAGGTTGTTGATCGATCCCGTAACGGCCGTCGTCTGCTGCTGGGTCGCGGCAATCTGCTGCTGCGATTGCTCGGATTGCTTTGAGAAGAACTCTTGAAGCGAGCCGGACAGATCAGGCGACGTGCCCGCAGTCCCGAGATTGATGAACTTGAGCGCACCGACTGCGTCCCGAATTTCCCGCAGCGCCGCGGCCGATGATGCCCCCGTGCCCAGGTCGCCGAGCTTCGCTATACTCCCAGCGAACTCATCGATGAATGCTTGACCTTGATTTCTCAGGTCGAGCGCCGCCGCCACGTTCGCCGACTTCAGCGCTTCCGCAACAGCAGCGGAGAATTGATCCGCGGCATTCTTGATCTCCCCACCGCTCGCTGCGTTGCCGATCTCCTTGAAGAATGTCTGATCTCCGCCGCCGAACCCGAGAGGTTTCGCGGCTTCCTCTCGTAGCCTCTTGAGGGCGGCTTCGGCGGCGGTCGTGTCCGCGTTCACCGTAACGTCAATGGGCTTCGCTTCTTCCCGTGCCCTTGCCGCCGCGATCTCCCCCTCGAGCTTCGATGCCTCTGCCTTCAGGGCGATCTTCAACTCGCCGGCGGGCGTGTCGGCGATCTTCGCCTTGAGCACGTCGAGCTCGCGCACCGCCTGCGAGATGTCCATGTCGGTCTTGAGGACCGTAGGGGGTAGGCCACCAATGGTCAGCAGGAACTTGTCCACCTCCGCCTTTGCCGCGGAGGCGTCGACACTGACTTTTATCTTCTGGTCTTCCTTGAAGCGGCCCTTGATGAGTTCGGTTGTCTTCTTGATCTCCGCGCGGATGTCTTCCTCGGTCTTATGGTTCGCCTCGCCAACTTCCCGCACGTGGGCCGCATTCGCGTCGAGGGCTTGCTGTAGGGTCTGGATCTCTGCAAGCGGGCCTTTGAAGTCGAGTGATTTGGCGAGATCGCGGAAGCCTTGAACGGTCTCGTCGGCCGGCCTGATCTGTAGAGCCTCGCCCAGGATCCGGAACTTGGCGCGCATCTCCTCTGTGGGACCGATGATGCCTTCTTCGAGCTTCTGAAATTCCTTTATGGAGTTGTCTACAGCAGCGTGGAAATTGTCGGTGAGCGCCTTGCCGGCGGCCTGGCTTTCGGACTTGGCCTTGTCGAAGTTGACGTCATCGAGGCGCTTCTTCTCGTTTTCAACGAGACGATCGATTTGAGCGTCCGTAATTTTGGTTTCGTTCTGCGTGTCCTGGAGCGCCCGCTTGAAGCGAAGCAGAGACTTCTCGGTCTCGTTGAATCCCGCACCCGAAATGGTCAGCTCGAACTTCGTGCCACGGAGCTTCGCCGCGGTATCCTCGGCGTTCCTGACGGAGTCTTTCAGGAATGCGGCAGTTCGGGCGTTCTCCCGCTCCACGGCCGCGCCTAGTTCACCCAGCTTGGTTTCGAAGATGGCAAATGCGGCAAGAGGTGCCGCAATGGCTCCAGCTATGAGCGTCGCACTCGCCGCGACCCCTGCAAGGCCAGTAGCGGCGGCAGGACTCGAAGCGGCTAGTTCCCGCGCACCTGCGGCGAGATCAATCATGCCCCGCCCGACGATGACGAGACTTGCCGCCGACGCTGTACCTGAGGCCCCCATTTGCACCAGGCTCGTGGTTACGCGCGCGGCGCCCTGATTCAGCGACCGCATGGCTGCGTCTGTCGCCTTGGCAGCCTCAGCCGACTGCTGCAGGCTTCCGCTCACGTTGAAGCCCGCCGCCGCCAGCTTGTTGGTCTCGGCCGCAGCGAGAGCCGTGGCCTTCCCAAGTTCGCCGAAGTTGATCGACGATGAATCAACCCCTCGAGCAGCCGCGCCTGCCGCAAGGGAGGCAGCCTTGGTCAGCTCAGAGAAATCGAGGTTCTTCCCGATGTTCGCGCTGGCGTTCTCGATCCCCTGGAAGGACTGCGTTACCGTGTCACCAGCGACGGCAAGCTGGCCCAACTGCCTGGAGGCGACCTCGAGCCCAGACTTGAACTGGGAGACGTCGATCCCCAAATTGATCAAAAGTTCTTCGATCGTCAAAGCCATTTAGTCGTCATCCGATGAGGCTACTTGGACCACCCGGGGGGTTCTGAAGTGCGGATAGCTGAGCGTCCGAAGAGTGTCGGCGAGGTGTGCGGGCAGCCGCAGATAGACCATGCGTTCCCATTCGCGATCGTTCGCCCAGTCGATGCCGTCGAGCATTCGTAAGACTTCGTTCTTTGTCAGCCAGCCGGCTTCCTCCGGGCTCATCCGGTAGTGCCCGAGGATCGCTGGCTCGACGTCTTTCCACCATTCGGAGACGGTCCCGGAGACGGTCAGTGCTTGACCGGCTCCTTCTCGGCGTTTGGGTCGGTGGGCTCTCCAATGCGCGTCAGGATCCCCGCGTCCACGAGCGCGTCGACGATCGGAGAGATGAAGTCGAGGTAACTCCGCCCCGCTTCTGCGAGGTACGTATCCATGAGGTCGCACACCTGCTCGTAGGAGGTGCCCGGGTGGAACTTCTGCAGTCCCGCCCAGATCGAATAGGAGACGAAGCGGAACCCGGCGCCCGTGCCGATGAGCACCGAGAACGGCTGATCGCCGAACTCGTGTTCCACCATTCCAGCGGCACGCACGCCGAACTGTAGCGTCCGCTTCTTCCCGTCCTTGAAGTCGATTTCTCTGCCTTGCATCGAAGGGCTCCTTTGCCTGTTGTGACTTACGGCCAGACCGAGTCGGCGTCGTCGCCGTCGACTTCGAATCCGCCCTGAACCGTCAGGGCGCCGCCGGCCTGTCCGTTGATCTGGTAGCTCGTGACGTATCCGTACCCGGAGATCAGCGTGTTGCCGGTGGCATCTCCGTTCGGGCCGTACTGGAACGGCGTGCGAATCTTGCCCTTCTGCAGTCTGCGGAAGAGCTGGTGCAGGGTCGTGAAGTCCGCCCCGTCGCCGTTGTCCTCGTACAGACCATTGAAGGTGAACTTGATGTCCGGCTCGCCCGGGGCTTTCACCTTGCCGCACAGAGTCTCTGTCACTTCCACCGTGACGTCGCTCTGGTACTGGACACCCGTCAGGCCGCATTTGATTTGCCGGAAGACTCCATCGACGCCATCCCCATCGGGGCCGGCATCCATGATGTTGACTACCTGTTGACTGCTCGGGACGCTCATACGCTTCTCCTTCCTTCGGCTCGCGTATGGAGCGCCCTGGAACTGTTAGTGTCGTTGGGTTGGCTAGACGTTCTCCTGCCCGCACTCGCGGCAGCGGTACTTCGGGCCCGTGGCCGAGAGCGTGGCGATGTTCTCGCGCTTCTCCTTGGGATGCGGACAAGCCTTGGTTGCCGCTTGCACTGGCGCCTCTCCGCAGTCGGCCATAAGCGCCTCGATAGACACCATGACCCCCGCAGCTTGCGCGTGGATTGCCTGCAACCGTCGCTGATACTGGGCGTCGGTCACGACAGCTCCTTCAGGGCAACGAAGTTGACGACGCGGATCGGCGTCTCGGCCTGATCCTTCTGCAGCGTGAACGGTGGTGTTGGCTGGATCGAGAGGTACCGAGTTCCCGACAAGTCCTCGTCATCCACGGAGAGGAGCGTCCGATAGATCAGCTCGGCCTCAGTGAGCGCGTCCGCGAACACCGCGCGGCGAACCTGCACCTGTCCCCGCGGCTGCTCGTAGGCGACGCCAGACGTTCCTCCACAGAGCGAGAGGACAGCGGGATCGCCCTGCGAGTCGAACACACAGGTTGCGTCGACGGGCTCACCCGGGAGGAACCCATAGAACAGGTCTGCGTTCTCGGTCCCGTGCCCCCGATCGGCGAGTAGCTTTCTGACTTCCCCCAGCATCATGCGCCGAGTGCCCTCGTGCCAATGCCGATGGAGCGCGCCGCCCTGAAGGCGTCGGAGATCACCTGAAGGGCGCCTTGCTTCCAGGCAAGGTAAGGAATCTCGAGGTACTTGGCTGAGCCTGTCGTGTGCCTCGCGTTCAGGTTTTCGTGAACGTAGATGGCGTACTCGGCCGCGTAGCCGAGAGTCACCGTCACCCGGTTGCCCTGAACCTGCGGAATCTGAACGTGCCCACTCTGCACCAGGAACCCGGTATCGACGGGAACCAACGGCTTCGAGGCGTTCATGATGAGCGTGGCCTGATTGAACAGGATGTCCCCGGCCGTCTTCTGCAGCGCGGTCGCATCGGCGAGGCCGGACAGGCGTTCGCGAACACCCTTCAGGCTGGTCAGGTCGAAGGTGATCTTGATGCCGCCCGCTTTAGCCATAGATCACCTGGAGACAGGCGGTCCCGGCCGCTGGAGGGGGAGCGATCACGTAGCCTTCGCCGACGAGCGTGTTGCCCTGGTTGTCGCGGTAGCGGACTGACTCGTTGACGACGAAGCACGGAGTTAGCGATGCGCCCGCCCCGTAAGTGGGCGTTCCGTTCACTTCGCCTGAGCGAGGCTCCACGGTGACGGTGTCGTTCATCATGTGGCTCAGCCGATCGAAGATTCCCGGGATGTCCGGCCAGTCCTGGATCCTCACGATGAGCACTCGTCGACTTCCGAGACGGGCGGGCAGAGTGATGCGGTCCTTGACCGTCACGCGCTCGCCTCGTTCATCTTCGCGACCCGCTCACGAATCTCCGGCTTGAACCGACACGTCGGGCACAGTTTCGTTTCGGGGCTGGTAGACGAGAACCACACGTCGCAGTCCGGATTCGCGCACCAGCGATCCCCGCACGACTTGCACGGAGGCTTGTCCTTGTTCAGCACGGCACCGCCTCGAGCTCGGGACGGGCGGGAACAGCCTTCCGCTCGATGGCCTCACGGATGGCCGCGTCGAATTGCGCGGCGATCAACTCCCAGCGGAATTCGGGGCGCTCGATGAGGTTAAGGCCGGCACCGGCGACCAGCCCTCTACGAGCGGGGTCATCGTGCATCCGATCGAGCGCCGCCAAGAAAGCGGCCTTGTCCGTGATACCGCCGAGGCCGCCGCTCTCATAGTTGGAATGCGCCTCGATCGAGGAACACGGCACGTACTCCACGCACCCGCGGGGCCACTCACCGAGGGCCGAATACTCCGGCACGATCTGCGGGACGCCGCACGCCATCGACTCCATCTGAGTCAGGCCCCAGCCTTCGCCGAGGGTCGTCGTCACCTGGACGTCGCATGCCGAGTAGACCGCCGGCAGAAGACGCTCGGGGAACACCTTCTGAGCGGCCATGTTCAACTGCGAGGGCCACAACACGCGCCCCTCGAGCCCGGCAGAGTCCACCAGGTGGGGAATGTCCCAGCCCACGTCGAACGGCGCACAGTGCAGGTACAGATAGGCGTCCACGTCGGGCCGCTTCTTCAGCCACGCCCCGAAGTAGTCGATCGTCAGGTCGAGTCGCTTGCGCGGCTGGTTGCGGTTCACGTTCCCGACGACGAACGCGCCCGCGGGCACGGGCAGGTTGATCGCCTTCCGCGCTTCGGCGCGATCCATCGGCCGGTAGATCGACAGTTCGATCCCGTGCGGGATAATCGCCGATGCTCCGCGGAAACCTGCTCTCTCCGCTTCCTTCTGGCCGAACTCCGTGTACCAGAGGGCAGTGGTCAGTCGGGAAAGAGCCGTGCCCACCTTGCGTTTGATCTGGAAGGGAGAGTCCACCGGCATATACGCGATGATCGGTGGGGGCGCGGCCATCAGTGCGGCCTGGTCTAGGAAGTGCGCCACGATCCACGGGTCCGAGTTGATGACCACGGCGTGCGGCTTTTCGAGACGACAGACCGATTGAAAGCGATTCAGGCCGAGGGGATCGCCATTGCGGCCAGCGGGGTACACGCGGAAGCACTCGTCTATCGGATCACCGTGATAACTAATGCCCAGACACGCCACGTCCCACACGCCGGACAGGCGACGAAGAACGTTCTTCGTGACCGTGCCGAAGCCGGTGGGTGCGTAGTCCGAGATGTGGAGCAAGCGAGGCTTGCTCATGGGATCACCCCTAGATGGATCTCGGCCTCGGTAATCTCTGCCGCCTTCATCCGAAGCTCGATCGAGACGAGTCGCTTCTGAATCTCGACGCCGTCCAGAGAGATCCGCGCCGTGGTCACCGACTTGTCGGGTTGCAGAATCTCGAGAGAGCCGACCTTGACGATGACCGCGCTCGGCTCGAGCACGATGGACAGGCCCTCGGCCTCCAGAATCGCGAGCGCCTTTGCGATTTTCTCCGTCACAGCGCGCGCTCCCAGAACCCGCCGACAATCCTTGACCAGTCGAATTGCGATACTGCCGCCGCGCGTTCCGCCTCACTCACCGGCCTAGGCTTCCGCGAGAAGACCGTCTTGAGGCAGTCGACCAGCGCGGGGCCCTCGAGCTCGGGGACGTAGACCGCATGGTCATCCATCCACCGGGAATAGTGCGGGGCATCAAACACCACCGGGCGAGCACCACACAGAAGGCCCTCGTAGGCTGGCAGTTCGAAGCCTTCACAGCGACGGAGGCCGGCGACGTACTCGCAGCCGGACCAGAGACGTGCGACCTGCTCGTCCGTCAGGTTGGTGCGGTACATCACCTCACCGGGGAGGCCGAGATCGGGGCCGAGGTGGACTTGACGCCCCCCGACAGACCGCATGGCCTCGTTGCACTCGTTCACGCCCTCGGTCTCCGCGATGTAGCCAGAGGTGCCGATGGTCCAGTGCTTCTTGACGTCGTGCGGCTTGAAGACGGAGGCGTCCACGCCCAGCGGAGAGTGGTAGAACTCGAACCCAGGGCGCCAGTTCTCTTCCGCGCAGATCTTCGGAAGGTCGTAGTAGGACCAGACGAGCGACGCGGCTCCCCAGATGCGGAGCCAGGGAGCAGGGCCGGGCCATTCCGTGCTGCGCAGGCAATACTGGATGACTGCATAGCGCTTACTGTCCTGCTCGATCAGCTCGGGCAGCGGCACGGGACCGAAGTTCTGGACGCCCACGACGTGGTGGACGATCAGGTCCGCGTGCTCGCGCTCCGACACGATCTGGACGCCGGGAGGGGCGTAACGTGCGAGAGCATCGGCCACGCGGTGGATTCCCCGGGAGAGGTTCGGGTGGCAGGCGACGTAGGCTCTCACTGGAGCTCCATCCCGCTCGCGCGGAGCCATTCCTGCGGGTCGCGCACTTCCTGCCAGGGGACAGGAATCGACGACTCGGTGTTGCGCCCGCAGCAGATCGCGCACGACTTGAGCGGCGTCGGCGACTCGAGGAAGGCGCGCAGCCGGTCCTCGGTCAGGCCCTCAACCGCGATCCCGTCAGCGCCGTTCGGCAAGCCGAGAATCCGCGTCGAGAGGTGCGGACTGGTGCAGCACGTCCAGAAGAACCCGCGATCGAGAACCCGCGAAAATCCACGGAACCAGCACGCCTTCCACTTCGCCAGGGTGGCCGCCTCATCGGTCGGCCGCGGCTCAAGCAGGCGCGAGAAGTTCGGATACCGGCGCTCGTCCTTCAGCACGAGCTCGACTTCTTCTTCGCGGCACTTCCCCTCGATCCAGGCGATACTCTCGTCGTCGTGCTTCCCGGGGTAGATCGACACCACCAAGCGGTCGAATGCCGTCCAGAAGCTTGGCCTCATGCGCTTGAGGGACTGGCCGTGCGTCCAGACCTCGAGCATCGGGGCGACGCCGGATCTCCGGGCCGCGTCCAGGATCTCGACCAGCCACGGATTCATAGTGGGCTCGCCGCCGATCATCGCGTAGGCGTCCGCGGTCGCTACCTTGGTGAAGTGCCAGAGGTCGCGTTCGACGTCCTCCGGGCGGATCATTGAGGGGCGCGGGCCTACCCGATACGGAGACGCATGGTTACACGAGGCGCAGGCGTTCTCGCAGGCGTATGAGACGTCCGTCTCGAGATGCGGGAGGCGGATCACGCCGCCACCTCGCAAGAGTTTTGCATTGCGAATTGGCCATGGTGAATCATGGCCGCAGCATCGCGAGCTTTCGCAGCCTCCTCCGGCGTATCGAATAGTCCGAGGTGGATCTGCTTGTGATCAATCGTCAGATAGGCGCGCCAGCGCCGCGCGCCATGATGGAAGCATACGCCGGCAAAGCCCGAGCTGTTATGCCGCGCCAAGCCCGATCGATTACGCCCGTTTTGTGCTCGCGTGGCTGCTCGCAAATTGCACCAGCGATTGTTGGCCCCGTCACCATCGCGGTGGTCAACTTCATGCGTCGGCATCTCGCCGGTCATCCATAGGTATGCGAGCACTTGTGCGTAATACCGCCGCCGATCGATGCCGATCCGCACATAGAACCTGTCGGGGTATTTCGGCCCCCACGCCACTGGCCTGCCCGCCGGCTTGCCCTTAACGCTTGGGCCTCCGAGGGAGTCCCGCCAAATGAACGACCCATTATCCGGATCGTAGATCAGCACTTCGCGTAGACGCGCCGCAGTCAACATCTGATCGCCCCAATCCCACCCCAAGGCGCGTGGATGTTGAACTCGACCTTGTCACCCTGGAGAGAGTCCCAGAACGGCTTAACGGCGCACGCTGGGTGATCGACGATGTCATGGAACGCGACGATGCCCCCCTTGCGAACGAGCGGCGCGTACATCTCGAAGTCCTTGCGCACGCCTTCCGCCGAATGGTCCCCATCGTGGAAAAGAAGGTCCAACGGCTCCCCGACGAGCCGCCGCTTCACCTCCGCGAGCGCTTCCAGCGTGTGCGAATCGTGGAGCATTCCCCAATACCGCGGGTACGCTTCCCAGAGCTCGTGCGCGCGCTTCTCGTTGAAGGAGTCGCCCGGCAGGTCCATGCCGATCACGTAGCCCGTCGACAGCCCGTGCCACACGGCCGCCGTCCCGCCTTTGCGGACGCCGATCTCGAGGACGTGGCGCGGATTCAATTCCGCCACCATCATCGCGAACGGCGCGAGTTCGTCTCCGTGTTGCTCCGGGCCCCACCGGTCCGCATCGCGGAGAGCGGCCCAGACATGCGGGGGGACGTTGGAGGCGTCGTACTTCACGCGGCCCTCCGGTGGAGTCTTTCGCCGTCCCAATCCGCGAGGTGCGATGCGAACACGTCCTGCGAGTAGACGTCTTCCGGGGTCGAGAACGCAGCGAACGACGTGCCGGCACCCGGGCTCACCTGATCGTAACGACGAACGATCTCTCGGCGCTCCTCGAGCGACTTCACCAGGAACTTGTGGTGTTCGATGGAGCAGGGAGCGGACAAGCCGCCGCCGTGAGGGGAGCCAGAGTGGATCGCGCTACGCCCCCCGGCTAGCCGCTTGACGCTCAGGCGGGTCTGATGGTCGGGGTACAGTTGCGGTGTGACCAGTGCGGTTCGCACGTCGCCCCACAGATGAACGCGATCGAAGCGCCAGTGGTTCGCGGTCTCGTACCCGCGGTTCGTCAGCCATCGAACCATGGCCTTCGAGCACCCCTCGTCGTCGTCGAGCCGCAACACGTAGTCGCGCGAGCAGAACTCGACGGCCTCATCCAGGACGCTCTCGAGGTAGCCCTTCGACTGCACCGGGCGCGTCGACAGCATCGGAAATCCCCACGCGACGAGCTGCCCCATGGCCGCCACACCGTCAGCTGCGAAGATCACCTCGGCCTCAATCTGGCGTCCGAGGTCCAGCATCTCCGCGAGGAAACGCTTCGCGTGCGGCTCGCACTTGGTCACACAGAGAATCGACAGGTCGCTCATCCCATCGTCCTCGTCATGGCCGAGAACACGTAGGACTCGCGGAGCTCCAGCAGTTGGACTCCGTAGGACGTCTGGCCGAGGTCCCCTTCCGCCCCACTGGCACCGTAGGAGATCGACAGGGGGCCAACGCTCTCACTTGTGACGGCACCAGCGGAACCGCCGGAGCGGTTGCCGAGCGTCAGCATGTGGGCAGCCAGCAGGGCGACGGCTTGAGGCCGCGCCGCGCCGTAGACTTGGCCCGTGCGGATCTCGGCTAGGTCGATGACCAGGTTGAGCCGAGTCGGGTCCGTAGTCGCGAGCTCGGGAGCCAGGGCCACGAGGATTTCGGCGACGGTTGCCACTCGTGGCTCACGACTTCGGGTCGGTCTTCGGAGGAGAGGGCTTGTACCCCTCGACGATCAGCTTCCCGGCCTTGACCATTGCCACAGTGCCGGGGTTCTTCATGAAGACGTCGAGCTTGTCCTGGTCCTTCACCTCTTGCGGGGTGTTGGGGACGAGCAGGATGCCTTCCGCCCCGAAAGGGGCCTTCGTATTGGCTAGTCGTAGGATCGCCATGGATCGCTTCCTCCGTTTGATTCAGATGCCTTCGATGATGTGCGCCGACAGGGGGTAGTAGAGTCGGATGCCCGCGAACCGAGCCTCACAGTCGATGACGTACTCGAGGTTCCGCTTCTCGGGCTCGTGCTGCATGAACTCCATCGGGATCTCGAGCGTGACCTTGTCGGGATCGCGGTTGTACGCGATCGCGATGTCCGAGCCGTTGATGGTCGTGCCCGCTCCGGTGAGCTCCGTCGGCAGCCAGTCGAACG